GCGTCCTTCAACTTGCTGAAGAACCACCGTTTGCAGGAATGGCGTGATTCCAACGTTTCTGAGGGTTTCAAGCATGTTCCAAAACGTTTTTGCCCACATTTTGCCCACATTCTTCCACGCCCGTCTCCACCTGCACGGCGGCATCGAGCAGACGGGCAACATCCATCAGGTCGCTGTCGAACAGATCCGCGTACACGTCCAACGTCATGCTCGCGTTCTTGTGGCCCAGCATCCGCTGCAGCGCCTTGACGTTCGCGCCCGCGTGCACGGCCAGCGAGGCGGCGGTGTGCCGCAGGTCATGAGGCGTGGGCCATTCCTCCTTCGGCCAGCCCAGGCGCACCAGCGCGTGATACCACCAGCCGGTCGTCTTCGCCGTGCTCTGCTTCATGATCGGGCCGCCCCGCAGATCACGAAACACCCTTTCGTCCGGCTCGCGTTCCCCGCATATCGGTTTCAGCGCTTCCATGACGATGAGAGGCATGGGCACGTCGCGTTCCTCGCTGTTCTTCGGAGTGCCCTCGACCCATCTTGCCCCGACGTACACGAGGTTGCCGCCCACATGCAGCACTCCCCTGTCGAAGTCCAGATCGTGGGCTTTTAACGCCGCCGCCTCGCCCCAACGCAACCCGCAGAACCCCAACGTCAGCACGAGCGCCCGCCGCTCCGCTCCCAGATGCTTTCCTCTGGCGCATTCGTCGGCGAATGCGAGCAGACGGGATATGGGCAGGTACACGCGGCGGCTCTTGCGCCTCGGCGGTTTGGGGAGTTCGACGTTTTCACAGGGGTTGTCGAGTATGAGCCTGTCCCGGACGGCCATGCGGCAGATGCCGAGCATGGTCTGGTATGGACGGCTTACGGATGAAGCGCCGGCGCTCGCGATGATGTCGCTGATCCACGCCTGGACCTCGGCGCGGGTGATGGTGCCGATCCGACGATCGGCCCAACGCTCCTCGCAGTAGAGTCGCCATGCTTCCGTGGCGTTGACCCGCGTGGTTTCCTTCCAAAACGGCCATTTTTCCTTCAGCCACTGCTCATACAGGTCTCCGACGAGCCGTTTGCCGCCTTCCGGATCCACGTAGCTGTTGGTTGCCTTGGCGATGGTGACGTGTTCTGCCGCCCAGTTTTCGGCGTCGATTTTACGGCGGAAGCCCCTCTTGTCGGTCTGCGTGCCATCCGGTTTCCGGTAGCGGACTCGATACCTGTTTTCGCCTTTGGCCGTCCTGTATCTGGTGATGTTCGCCATGATTTTCACTCACTTGTACGGTTTTTCCGGTTTTAACGTGTTTTAACCGGTTTTGATGTGTTTTAATGGGATTTGACAAAGGGAAGGGAAACACGTAGGCTATCCCCTTACGCCAAAATCGAAAGGAGGCGGCCATGACCATGACGGATACCGGCGTGAAGCCAATACCGGCGTACGCGCCGCCCGAGGACGGCAAGCCACGCAACGCCGTGGACGAGAAATGGATGCGACTGCACCGCGCGATGATGAACCGTCCGGCACGACTCGCGAAGAAGGCGCAGAAGATTGAGAATAGCGATCGTCACTAGTCGCCTGTGCGACTCCGGCGACCAGCTCGCATTGCGTCGCTTCGTCTGCTGCGAGCCGAACGGCCCGGAGTACGCGATGGACGTGCAGCGCTATATCCGCGGACTCCGCGTCAAGGACGAGCCGGGGATGTACCGGATGGTTCTCCAGTACGGGGAAACCCCGAACGCTCCCATCGTCGGCTTCTGCGAGTTCGGATACGACCCCGCCGCCCCGGAATCCAGTGGTTACGCGATATCGTTCATCGCCACCGCGTTGAGCGAACGCGGCCGGCATCTCGGTGCGATACTGTTGGACTGCGCGCTGCGATGGATGGCGAACGACGCCGCCAGACACGGGCGCACCCCGTACGTGCTTACACAGATCGACCCCCGGAACGAGGCCAGCGTTCACCTTTTCTCCGGCGCGGGCTTCGAGAACGAGGGGCGGGATGAGAACGACCCCGAATTCGACATCTGGTCGAAGGAATTCGAACCGCTCGCCACGGACAGACTCTACTTCTACTCCCCCATCATGATTGACGAGGACGATAAGAACTGACATTTCAGGTATGGCTTCGCCCCGTGTAGGATGGGAGGCGAAGCGTCCTCCTTTCTGATAAGCAAGCTGGTCGATGTTTCACACGCCCTGCCGATGTTCCAGATCGACAGGGCAATTCTTTTTCTATCGATTAACCACGTAATTCGGGTCGGTGACTATATAGGAGTAGTTGTCCTCCCCGCCGGTGCCGGAATACACGTCTCCGACGTCGCGGAATGCTATGGCAACCATCTTCGCGTCCAATGGAACCTGGAACGGATAGGTGACCGTGCTGGTCAATCCCGGCTGGAGCTGGGCGTTGCACTCGGGGTTGCCTTCGACCTGATACAGATTCTTGATGGGCGTGTATTTCTGGTTCTTCGAGTTCAACGCGACTATCTCATAGGGGTAGCTGCAGGTGATGTCCATCGGACTGCTGGTGTTGTTCGTGACCTCCACCTTGGCCACCCAGTACTTGGTGTTCGCGTCCGGTGTCTTTGGCCCGTATTGGCCGTTGCTGCATCCGTCGCCGCATGTGTCGAAGCTGATGGTGGGCTGTTCGCCGGCTTCTAGGACCTTCATTTCGACGCCGCCGCTGACGGCGGTCTCCCCCGTGCCCGAAGCGTCGGTGTTGGATCCCGTGTCGTTGGGATCTTCCTGGGGGTTGAGTTTTTCGTTCGCGTCGGCTAGCTGCGCTTTGACGGAGTCCAATGATGTATTGAGGTCTTGGATGTCCGACTTCTGCTGGTTGATGATGGGCGTGGCGTACAGGTACATGCCTCCGAGTCCGCCGGCAAGGCCGACGACCAGTCCTATGGCTGCGGCGATGGCGATGAGGGCCGGTATCGGGAGCTTCTTCTTCGGCGTCGGCTGTGGTGTAAGCGGCATGGTTGCGGGCTGCGTGCCCTGCGGTGTTGGTGGCTGCTGTGCCTGCATGGGGGTTGACTCGGTCATTGTCTTCTTCTTTCTCGCTATTGCCTAGACCACGTTCCGCAGTCCTGAAGTTTGAGCTGTTGGCCATCCGAGACAGTCACTTGTGGGTAGCCACCGCCTGGAATGTCGTTCTGTACTATGTCGGCTCCATTGTTGACTGTGATTTCCCAATAGCACTGAGAAGGCACCTGCGAATTAGCACGGTATGTCCCGGCCTCTATTCTTTTATTCCAAAGTTGTATCGCTTCCATCAGCGGGACATGTCGCCACATCCCGGCCATCGATGGATAGCGTCGCGTTCCACTTGATGCCGGTGCCGCGAATATCCTGGTTGGGAAGCAACGCGTAGAAGGTGCCGTCCTGAAGCGTCACCAAATCATTCCAGGTTCCGAGATTATTCTGCTTGCTTGTTTCCATGTCGAACACGCCCACAGAGGTTTCATGGGAGTTGACTATGTTTTTGAAGCCTGCCTGCCATGATTCTCCAGCATCATTTGTGAACATGATGAAATAACCGTAGAAGTCGCTCGTTTGTATCAGATTGTTGTTCGGTATTTCAACTTGAATTTTGTATGAGTTGGTGTTGACCTTCACCGATTGGAGTCTTGGATCAGAGCCGGAACATTCGCCGTGCAGGCCATTATCAATCAATGGTTCCTGACCGTCTTCAGAATTGGTCCCTTTAATGGCATCTTCGGCTTCCGACTGGGTTTCAGCTTTGTCGGCGGCTGTCGATTCCTTACTCACGCCACAGGCAGTGAGGAATCCGAACATTAATAGCAATGCTACAACTGCGGTTACTTTCTTTCCGTGCATGTCTTATCCTTTCCCTGCGCAACAGCTCCGTTATGCAGCAGTTCTTTGTAATCTTCCACGACCTGTACGGTCACGTCGAGCGCCTGTGCGATGAGGAAACTGTCTCCCTCGTACATTTGTTCGGCGATTGCGTATTCGGTCGGGTTGATGAGTCGGAGCACGGTTTCGCGTCTGGCTCGTCTCTCGGCTTTTGACCCGTTCGGGTCGCAGCCTCGATCGTGGTGCCTAGCGTGAGCAAGCTCGTGGGCGAGCGTGCAACGTCGGGCGAAGTCTGGGAGCGTCTCGTCGATGATGATGAGTCGCGTGGGTTCGTAGTAGCAGCCGCAGCGTCCGGGCGATAGTTCTCGTTCCCGGACTTTGACGCCGAGTCTCAACGCTTCGGCGAGTAGATCCTCATATCCCATAAAGCCTCTATTCGCGGGGTGTGGTGGCTTCGTTTTCCTTGTTTGGGTCGTCGTTCGCGGCCACGTCGAACTGTTCTGGGTTGGCGGCAATGCGGTCGGCCATCTCGTCGGCGGCGCGTTCCGCCTCGATGCGGCTGGCCTCGGCGAGTATGTCTCTCACCGTCTGCACGGGGTCAGCGCCGCATACGTCACAGATAAGCAGGAACTCAGAGAGCCTGACAGGAGCTTTAAGGCCATTGCGAATATCGCGCACGCGGTTATAGCCGATAGAACTTTTTGAGGCCCTGTCGACGGCGGAGTTATTCATGCCAGCGCGCTCGATTACCCGATTCATCGCCTTTGCGGCCACCTCATCTACGAGATTCCGCTCTCTCTTGTTCGTTGCCATATATGCAACTATAGCAGACACGCCGAGCACTTGCTACAAAATATAGCAGGCGCTATATTGAATATCAGTTAGAGCAGGCGCTATAGAGGAGGTCAGAATGAGTGAGGAAATCCGAATCGAGAACCACGAGGAGCCGGGCAGACCGCTGAAGGTCAGGCGACTGGCCGATGGCCGGGTCGAGGTCCGAATCGGGGACATGGGAATCACCGACACGACCATCACCCTCACCCCCGAAGAATTCGACCAGCTCAAGAACCTCTGACAGAAGACCCAAGGCAGAAAGGAGACTCAGGCACATGAGCGAGCCAATCAAACGCAAGGCATCGGCGGCAGGCATCGGACGCGAGCCGGCACTGCCGGTCAAACCCGGCATGGATAAGGTCGCCAGCAAACTCACCAGACAGGCGCGCGCCCGGCTACGCCGCGGCAACGTGCCAGACACCCAAGTGGCCCGCGCTGCCTCGGTCAACCGAATGACCATCCAATCGTTCCGCACCGGCGCGCCACGCAACGACATGAGCCTGAGCATGTTCCTCGCCGTACTCAACGAGACCGGCGGCGACCCAGCAAAAGCCATCGCTACCGCGCTCGCTGATAAGGAGGTGGCGTGATGGATGACTTCGTTTACCACCCGTCATTGGAACATGCGAAGGATTTCGACGCGCTTCTCGATGAGGAGCCTTCATCGGAACGCGGCGGAATCTCCGCTAAACCGGCAACGTTCCAGTTCGGTAACGACAAGTGCGTTGTCACCTATTCAAAGGTCCGTGTAATCGATAACACCAAGGCAATGGAATTCATCAGGAGTCTGAAATGAGCTGCTTCCCGGGAATGAAACTCACGCGACGGGTCACATGCGGCCTGTCGTCCCCCTCGAATCGCCATTCGATTACCCCCACCGCCCTGCCATTTTCCATGCCAGGAGCCAGATACTCGACGCTGTCGCCCTGCGGGCAACGGAATGGCGTATGCCGTCTGCTGTCGAACGGCAATCCCCGCGCATCCGTATGCACCGACAGCACCTCGACTGTCCGCTTGCCGGTGTTCTTGATCCTGAACCCGTCGCCGGACATCCATTCGGCATCGCCCCAGGGATCCGCGTCTATGTCGGCATTGGAGAGCACTTCCACAAGATTCTTGAGTTGTTCGACCTGTGCGCGAAGTGCCTTGGCCATGTTATCCGCTGTGTCCCTCTGGCTTTTGAGCACCGCCAGATGGGCGTCGAACTTCTCCTGCGCATCCTTGGCCTCACGTTTCGCGGCTTTGCCCTCCAGATATTTGGACGTGAACCACGCCACCGGGGAGAGCACGATTCCCAGAACCGTGATCGCCAAGTCCATCCAGGCTGTCGGGTTCTGCGCGAAATCCCCCTGTATCAGATTCCACAACCATGTGACCATCACCGACTTCTTTCTCATAGGAGCATTCATGATGAATCTACCGCATCATGCGTCCCATCGTCCCATCCGCACCGCAACCATTCCGGCGCTCGCCGGCAAGGAGGTGGCGTGATGAACGGTCCGACGGTTCTTATAATCGCGCTTTTCCTTCTGAATATCGGGTTGTCCATCAAGAACGAGCTTGACCTTCGTGAGATCGAGCGCGCTCGACGTAAGCGCGCTTCACTTCGACCATCGGAACGGATGGAGTGATGGATGTCGAGTTTTGTCCGGCGGAGGATGTCGAACGGGCGGCCTTGATGGAACTGGATCGGATGGGGGCTTTCGACTTCGATCCGGTAAACGAGATCATTGATATCGTTTCAGCTGCCATGGGCTTAGCGTTATCCCTTCTACGGCTCCTAGATGTATGGCCGCGTCAAACACGCATCGTAATTCTCGTTGCGATTGCGGTCTTCCTGCTCGTATTCGCCGCAGTGCCGGATGAGCGCGATCCAACCGAACGTCATCCGAGGTTTTTGGGTGCACTGTCCTTGGTCTTGTGCGCCACCACAGCCCTATAAGCCCGAGGTCGTCCAGCGGGTCGTCCGGATCGGAGGAAAGATCAATGAACTGCAGGAACACGAAACGCCTGTCGGAACCGTCCCTATACGTGACGAGCATCCATGCATCGTCCTCGATGTCAATCGCGCCTAAGGAATATTCGTCGCCCGGGGAGAGCAGCTCGCGGCCGCCGAACAGTTCGGGACTGCCCTTGAGAGGGGTGACGCCTCGGTACAGGATGCCGATGAGACGTATCGGCGCTATGCCGACGTTCATGAGACGGAGCCTGCGATATCTGGTCTCGCGTACGGTCTTCTTCCCGCTGCTCTCGATGGTTTCCACCAAGGTTTCATGTTTCGCCGAGACAAGGTCGCACCTTCCGTGCCGCCAATGACGACTCTCGTCGAGGAACCGTTTCGCCTCCACTCCCAAGGCAATCCCGCCGAACGCGGCTCCGGCCACGTTGACCCAGTCAATCATTCTTCCCTCCGCTGGCTGTGTTTTGAATGTCGCAGTTCCAAGCCTATCGGCGGAGGGGCCACACGAAAAGAGAAAAACGATGAACGCCAAGGATTACGGGCGTCACGCCAGCGGTTTCCGCACGGCGGATGGAGGCCCGTCGAAACGGTTCATGCGCCGGCTGGTCTTCTGGGGCGTCGTGTTCGCCGCATGTCTGGCGTGGGTGATGACCCACGAGGCGTGCCGGTACCCGTTGGCCAACGGCGTCTGCTCGCTGGTCGCGTTCCTGGGAGTCCCCCTGCGTCTGCTCTGTCTTGTGGCAAGCGAGGCGGGAGCCGATGAATAAAGGCCTGCCGGGGTTCTTCCTTCCCCGGCAATCGACAAGGACAGTCGCTAACACCATCGTGCCGCACCCTTCCCCAGCTGGTGCGGCGTGCGGGGCCGGCAGGTTCGCCCCCGTCGGAGATCGCGCGGTGTCATGTACGCGCGGCAAACGGCGGGAAGCCGTTCGATTCGGCACGGTCCACTCCCCCTGCGGGAAAGAAAAAGCCCACGCGGCAACGTGGGCGAAGCAAAACAGCTACATGAGAAAGGATACACCATGAGCGCCATGATTCCGCCCGACATCGTCCGGGACGGCGTCGCCTATTGGAAGGCCGACAAGGTGAGCGCCTATTTCGGGGGCTCTCCCACCGTGGGCACGCTCGGCGTGTGGAGATACCGGGGCGAGGGGCCGAGGTTCGTGAAACTCGGCTGCAAACGCGAGCACCGCCAACGCGATACGCGCCGCGTCGTCTACCCGGTCAGGGAGGTGATCGCATGGGGGGAGCGCAACGGTCTCCAGCAGCAGACGGTCGCCGCGTGAGCGAAGGAGCATCGATGACGAGCCAGCCGGATGATTACGACTATCGGGAGGAAGGCGAAAGCCTGTTCGAATGGCCGCTCGACGCCGCGGGCATGCGCATGGGCGCCGGCGAACTATTGGACAGCCTGCTCGAGGTCATCCAGCATCTGAATCGCGCGGACGCATGGCCGCTGACCATATTGCCGCCCCGGTTCGGCGACGTGGTGGTCGACCGTGGCCGGCGCACGATATCGGCGGTGTGCCTGTGGAAACGCAAGCCGTCGAACGATTCGAAGGAGGTATGAACATGGCGGGCGAGACAGTCATCACGATCGTCGGCAACCTGACCGCCGACCCCGAGCTGCGCACCATCGCCAGCGGCGCCGTCGTCTGCGGGTTCACCATCGCGTCCACACCGAGAATCTGGAACCGGCAGGCCAACCAGTACGAGGACGGGCAGGCGTTGTTCCTGCGCTGCAGCGCGTGGCGTGATCTGGCCAATCATTGCGCGCAGTCCCTGTCCCAGGGCATGCGCGTGATCGCCACGGGCAGGTTGCGGCAGCGTTCCTACCAGGCGCAGGACGGCACCAACCGCACCGTCATCGACATGACCATCGATGAGATCGGCCCCTCATTGAGGTACGCGACCGCGCAGGTGACGCGCGTGCAATCCGGGCGCGGCTATTCGGGCGGCAGCACGTATGGGGATCCGGCCAAGCCCGCCAACCAGCAACAAGGCTGGCAGAACGGCTCCCCGGCCCAGAACCCCGGCATGCCGGAAGGCGATCCGTGGGCTCAGCCGGCACCCGCCTCTCCCGGCGCCGCGTTCGGCGCTTCCAACGATTTCCCATCAAACGATTCCGACCCCGAATTCTAAGGAGATTCAATGTCACGAAAGAAAAAGACCGATGGCGTGCAGGACGCGCTGATACCCGACGAAATAACACCGCTCATGCTGCTCGCCCTGACAGCCAAGGCATCACGCATGAAGGACGCCGCGGCCGCGTTCCGCATCGCGGCCAGCAAGATGCTCGACCTGGCCACCAAGGACGAATACATCGAAAAATACAAGGAAATCGACCCCATCACCGACGCCCTGTACGACGCCTGCGATCTCTCGCAGCACATCTTCGACGCCGCCAACGCGGTCAACGACCTCATCAACTATCCGGTCGAGGCCCGCGAGCGCGTGGTGAAGGCGGATATCGAGCGCAGTCTGTTGGATCCGTGGCGTGATTTGCCCACTTCGGGTGGGGATGTGGATCCGGATACCGGCGAGATTAAGGAGGGCTGAACCGTGGCAAAACGCAAGCACGGACGCCAGCAATTGGAGCATGAGCGTCAGCGCCGGCGCAGGAAGCGCATGCCGCACCTGCCCGTACACCAGAATCTATCGATCAAGGAGTAGTGACCCGATTCAGTGGCTATCAGCATCATCGATATCAACGTAAAGAGCCTCATCCCGAACCCGGACAACCCCCGCAAAGACGTGGGCGATGTCACCGAACTCGCCGACAGCATCAGGGAGCAGGGCCTGCAGCAGGCGCTTGTGGTAACTCCCGACCATGAGGAGCACGGCGAGCGCATGTTTCGTGTGGTGATTGGTCATCGTCGTTTGGCGGCGTGCAAGTTGGCTGGTTTGGAGTCCGTGCCGTGTGTTGTGCGTGAGTTGGACGTGAAAACCGAGCGTGAGTTGATGCTGGTGGAGAATTGCCAGCGTTCCGATTTGACGCCGTTGGAGGAGGCTGACGGGTATCAGGGTTTGCTTGACCTTGGTGCGAACGTGGGTGAGCTGGCTTCGAAGACGGGGCGTAGCGAGTCGTTTGTGCGTGGCCGTTTGAGGATTGCGCGTATCCCCGCCGATGTGCGTGCCAAGTCGAATTCGTTCGCCCAGCTGTCGCTTTCCCAGCTGGATGATCTTGCGGAGTTCGAGGCTTATCCCGACATGATGGCTGAGTTGGCCTCGATGGCGGGCACCAAGAACTGGGATTGGAAGCGCGGCCAGCTGCGAAGCCGTATGCGCGTCGAGGACTGGCAGAAGCGTATGCGTCAAGTGCTTGACGGCTTGGGCCTGGTCGTGGATCCCGGGCCGTCTATATGGACGACTCCGGCGGGCTACCGGTATTACAACACGTGGAGCGGCGAGCCCGACGAGTTCAAGCAATGGTATGGGCGGTGGCGCGAGAAGAACCCGTACGGCGAGCCGGTGATCCGATTCTCCGAGCGCAACGTATTGTGCTTCTCGCAGATGTCTCCCGAGGAGATCGCCAAACGCGACGCCGACAGCGAGCAGCGGGAGCGAAGGAACGCGGAAGACCGGGCGCTCTTGGTCAAACGCCAGGACTTCGACGCCCTGGCACGCGGCCTGCGCGCCGAGTGGGTCAAAACGCATGCCGCCGGATTCAACGGCGGCCAACTGCGCAAGGCCAACACCCGTCTGAGCCTGCTCGCGCTGACCGGGACCAACCTATGCGACGGCCTGATCGCAGGGGCCGGATGGAACAACCTCGACCACGTGCTCGACGCATACAACCTGCTCGCCGCCACGCCGCTGCCATGCGACGACACGAGCGATAGGGGACTGTGGCGCGAAACGAACCTCGCGGAACTGCACCGCCGCCAGCACGTCGAGGGAGCCGCGAACAGGGAACTCCTGCTCATCCTGTGCGCCCAGATCGAAGCACTCATCAACCCCGGCACATGGGCCGACGAGTGCGACATCACCATCGCCCAAGCCTACTACCACACGCTCGCAGACCTCGGATACCCCACCAGCGACGAGGAAAACAAGGCACTCAACGGGTGTTTCCTGCCCGAAGACGACGAGGCGGAGTGAGCCATGACATGGACCCAGATAGACGACGGGCTCAACTTCAGCCCGCAGACCATGCCCGGCACGGTATCAAACGCCGCGCTGGGCCTATGGGTCAGACTCTGCGTGCACACCGCGTACCAGCTGCGATTCCCCGCATTCGACGGCGCATTCGACCTCACCGTGGTGCGCTCGCTGAAAGGCAACGCACGACAGGTGACGGAACTGGAGGCCGCGGGAATGCTCGAACCGGCGCTCGCCGCCGGCCGGTGGATGGTGGTCGAGGCCGACACCCTGATGAAATTCGGCGGCACCTCCGGCAGCGAACTCAAGGAGAAAAGGGCCAAGGCCGGGCATGCCGGCGGCGTCGCTTCGGGCGAGGCTCGACGAAGCAAACGCGAAGCAAATGCTTCGAAGCAAAACGAAGCAAGTGCTTCAAGCAAACCACGAAGCAAAACCGAAGCAAACCATGAAGCAAACGGTGAAGCAAACCATGAAGCAAAACCGAAGCAAACGTCCGAAGCAAAACGAAGCAATTGCTTCGAAGCAAACGAAGCAACCGGTCCTAACCTAACCATACCTAGCCTTACCTCCCCTGTAGCCCCCTCCGCGCCGAACGCCGAACCAAGTCCGGCCGTTCCCGGCCATGCCGGCACCGAATCCGGCCGAGCCACGCCGGCGTCAAGCCTCGCCGAGGCCGAAGCCCGCGTCCAAGCCGACCCGTTCGCCTTCGCCTGGGAGCAGTATCCGAGCCATACCGGAAACCGCGAGCAGGCCTCACGCCTGTGGCAGGCCATCACCGGCGACGACCCGACCGTGCCGCACGTCGAGGCCAGCCAACTGCTCGGGGCCGTCATCCGCTACGCCCAAGCCGTGCGCCAGGACGGCAACCGGTTCACGCCATCGATGCGCAAATGGCTCGAAAACCGGCAATACGTCAAATGGCTGGCAAGCGAACCCATCCGCACCGAATGGGGCGGCATCACACGCCAATGGCTCAGCCAGCACGCCATCAGCCTCGTGCCGGCAGGGGCATGGACGGACAGCGTCGAACAGACGTTCTGGGCCCACGTCAAAACCGGCGAGGACCCGGAGACCGTCGCCCAACGGCTCGTAAACGAAATCAACGAAAGAAGCCAAGCATCATGAGCGACAAGCCCAGCAGCCAGACCCTCAGGCTCGTGGAAGGCCGCGAGCGCCATCGGTGCATCGTGTGCGACCGGTACCTGCGGCTCGGCGAATGGCCCGGAGTGAGCCATCATCATCGCAAGCGCCGCTCGCAGACGTACGGCGATGCCGAACGGCACGCGGCGTCGAACATCGTCACCGTGTGCGGCGTGGACAACAGCACCGGATGCCACGGATGGATCCACCAACACCCCGAACAGGCCCGAGCATTGGGCTACCTGCTCAAAAGCTACGACCCCGAGCCAAGCCAAGTGCCCGTGTACAGCTGCCGGCGCGGCTGGATACTGCTCGACACCGACGGCCAATGGCATTCATGCCCGCCACCAGAGGGAATGCCCAACCACCCGCAAACCAACCGATAAATCAGCAGAAAGGAACACTTATGATCAGCGCCTACGCGGTCACCGTGCCCGGCGAACTCGACAACGTGGACTTCACCCGAGAGGACGGCACCAGCGTGACCATGCTCATCCCGCCCGACATACCGGTGAGCACCAGGACAATCATCATCCCGCAGGGCTTCACCCGCGAGGAAACCCGAACCATCCAGGGAGCCATCGTTCAGGCGCTCGCCGGAAAGGAGAAGACGCTATGATCCCCGAGAAACCCGAAGCCCTGCTATGGGTGGACGTGGAGACCACCGGCCTCGATGCGAACATGTGTTCGATACTGGAGATCGGGTTGCGCTGCACGAGCATGGACGCCATGCACGAATACGGGCGGTTCGAGGCCGTGGTGCACATCGGCCGGGAGACCCTGCTGACCGTGCAGCCCTCCGCCCTGGAACTGCATCTGAACAACGGTCTGCTCGCCCAATGCGAATCCTGCGACCCGCTGGCCAACTCACCCAGGGTCATCGCCGAACAGGCCCTCCGGTTCATCCAAGGCATGGCCACCACGTACGTCCTGCACGCGGCGGGAACGAACATCGGCCGTTTCGACCTGCCCATGGTCGAACGCTTCTGCATGACGGGATTCGGAGAACTGCTGCACTACCGCATGCTGGACGTCACCGCACTGCGCCTCGCAGCCAAAGCCTGCGGCCAAGACCCATACCAGCACCGCATGAAGCCCACGCGCCGGGTCCACGACTGCCTTGACAGGGACATCACGGAATACCGCCACTACCTCACCCTCATGACAGGGCCGGCGCTCGCCGACGAAAGTAGCACCATATGAGCTACACGGCACGAATCTTCACACAAGACCAACTCGAACAGGCGCTCGCGAGCGCCTGCGTGCTGGAAGGCGTGAGCATCCTGCACTTCGGCCAATGCTCCGATACGGCCAGCCGGAACCTCAAGGCGGTGGCCAAGACCATGTACGAGACCAGCGGCGAGCCGACCATCGTGGAGGACGACGATGAGTGACCTCACCCAACAAGCCCTCACGGCGCTCGCCGACGCCGGACTGGGCAACGAATCAGCCGCCGAAGCGTTCGTCGTCGGCTACCAGGCCGGCTGGGACAAGGCGCTCAACCTGGCCATCCGCATCGAAAACGAACTCAACTCGGACGAGCCCACAGACGAGGAGATCGAGACCTGCGCCCGAGGGTTCTTCACGGGCACACCCGGCCCCACCAACTGGGACGCCGTCAGCGAAGTCTCCAAACAGGCATGGCTGCACGCCGCCAAAAAGGCGCTCGCAGCCGTCAACGCCATGAAAACGAAGGAACAACAATGAACGAGAACACAACCCTCACCGACATCATCAACACGGCGCTTGCCACCGGATGCCAGATCAGCGTGACCATCACACCCAAAGGCTTCTACGGCGACGAAGAGGAGACGAAAGCATGAGAATTACATTAGTCAAACGGCTTATCACATTAATTTGCGCCCTTTTTTGCATTAGCATGCTCGCCGGCTGCGGAGGCCCCACGCAGGTCTCCGAGGAAACCACGAAAATCGCATGCGGCGAAACAAACAGCGGAAACAGCATCTGCTCCTACCGAGTGCCCCTCTCGGGCGACAGCCACGTGCTCTGCGTGGCCCTCGGCAACGGAGGCGTCACCTGCGACTGGGGCAACACCGGCAAGGCGGAACAATGACCAGCGAACGCCGCAAGCAAATGGTCCGCGACTGGCACGCCAAACATGCCGCCACACCCGAAGAAACAGCCCAACTACTAGGCATCACCCTTCAGGAAGTCCAAGACATCCTCAACCAAAACAAAGAACAACAAACCAAGACAGACAAACCGGCGCTCGCCGGCGGCTATGAGGACAGGCCGCTGTTCTGAAATAACGAAACCCTCCACCAACGGCGGAGGGCATGTCTGCAAACAACCAGTGTAGCCGACGTGGAGGGGATTCGTGAACTGTCAGAACTGCAAGACGATGACCGAAGAGGGGTATTCGCTGTGCGAGACGTGCGAGATGCGCCTCGCCGGCACATTATTGCGATTGGCGCGTGACGTCACGCCATTGCATGACAGCCTCGACGCCACATTGCATCCGGGCGGGCATTCGCCGGTCAGGATCCAGACCGCCACTCCCCCGACGCCGATACGCTTGGACGTGCTCGACCTGATCGACATGCTCGACGCGACAGCGCGCGAACTATGGCGCTGCCTCGACGGCATCGACGCCTTGGACTGGCACAGGGATCCACGCATGGAGGACCTCGAGGCCACGCTCATCGCATGCGCCGGACATCCCAAACTCGCCACATTCCCCGACGCAGGCCTCTACATGCGCATCGTCAACAACCTTGCCCGCAAGGTCGACCTCGCATTGGACCCGCCCGAACAACGCCGCGAGATCGGCACCTGCGAACTATGCGAGACCATGCTAACCGCAGGACAGGCAGACCAATGGGTCACATGCCCCGTCTGCGGCACCGAACAGCGAGTGCAGACCGTGAAACTGAGACGTTTGAAGAAACTCTGCTGGGATGATTCCAAGCAAGGCAGAGCGGCGGACATCGCCAAGGCGTTCACCGACGCCGGAATAACTCTCAAGGCGTCGCTGGTACGCAAGTGGGCGGAGCGAGGCCAAGTCGCACGCACTCCGCAGGGTATTCCCTACAGCGATGTGTACCGGCAGGTCATCGCCGGCCAGCTTGACAAATGATTGTTTGTCACACACAATTGCAGTGGCAGAAGTGTCGAAAAACCCAGCTCATGTGGCTGGGTTTTCGCGTATCTGACCTCTAGGTGTTCCGGCCAATCCCCAGCGGCCGGAGCACCAAACCCCCGATATCGATGTAGAATCGATGACATAACCGTAAACTACATTGGTGTCGTTCTAGCTGGGGAGCAACGATATGGTCAGGAGCACTGTCGACTACTACACTTTCAACGTTAAGCCAAGAAAAAAGAGCCCCAATATTCCTCGCAGTGCCGTGAACCTTGGGAACGGACGCAGCATACTCCCCTACCTATATGGATACATCGATTATCAGCGTGGAAGAATTATCAAAGAAGAACGCAAGCAGCGCCTCTATGCGGTCCGTAACGTTGAAATTCACGGTCGCCTCATACTGATTGAGCTGATGTCCGGACAGTACGGCGAGGAAAGCCAGCTGATGAACATGTTGGACGGGTCGGTCACGGACATCCCATCCGACCAAGCAGCAGTAAAGACCGTCCGTGTTGTATTTGCTTGTCCCATAGCGGATGGTGCGACTAATGCGATATTCGCTATTGAACATGTGGACTCGATTAATGGATATTACTTTATTCAAGATTTTGCCAAGTGCATAAGAAAAATATTCAGTGATTCAAACTCTCCGATTCATTCCATTTTGGAAAAAGAGGCATGGTTCGACTCAAGCAGCCTTGTGTCAATGGCAATACCCATCGGTTCGACGGATCAGCAAATCACATTGGATAACGGCATAGCCGACGAAGATGTTGAGCGAACCTTCGGCCGCATGTCCTTGATTATCAACCCGCCGAAAGGTAGCGCCAGCTTCGACCCGAGATTCTGGAAAAAGATGTTGAAGCACACATTGGAGAAGGCAGGCATGCTGACTATCCCGGCCCTCGATAATGACACCGTCGAGAAAACCAACGTATCCGTAACCGCAATCGGCGCAGACAACCGTCGTAAGACCTTCACCATAGGCAATGAGAAAAGCCCGAAAGTACGTGAACTGATTACCGACTACGGACAGCCAAGACTCGATAATGGTGCGCTACGACGCCATCTCGCCGATTCAATCCTCGATAAATATGCAGAAAGCCAAATTAAACTCCAATCCGGATGGGATAAGGGACAGCTTGGAGAAGAGCTGATACCGAAAGGAGAAATCGACTGGGCCAATCTTGTTGAGCCCAAGCCGGAGGAAAACAATCATGCCGAGGACTAAAGACCATAACAATGGCATATTATGGCAGTACATCCTCAGCCTGTGCCCCAAGATACACAACACAAGAAGCATCGCATGGAAATACGTATTCCGAGAAATACTCATTCCATCGGTTGCTGCATATCTTGACTTTCGCTTCTCCCGACTTGCATTGAACGCAGACATCATCGTCTCGGCTTTGGGGGTCCTTGGAGGCCTTCTGTTTGCGCATGCGATCTTCGTTTTCGAATTGCGAATGACGTACAACGCAAACCTACGGGAAAGAATCAGAAACAAAGAGATACAGGCAGAAAACACAAAACTGACCAGACTCATCAACGATATGTTCTATAGTGTCGTCTACTCATCCGCATTGGCTCTGGGGATTACACTTGCCGTGGCCATGGGATCTTCCCTTGGCGTATACGACACACTGCCGCAGATAGGGAAAAAACTGATATCGGCGGCGATTGTATGGCTAATGACACACTTAGCATTCTGCATTTATCGAGTTCTCAAAACCACATCCGGCGCATACGGAGAACTACGAAAATCAAGAATCGCATAATGTCAACAACGAGATAGCAATGTGGTTCATCTGACAGTCGAAGGAGATATCGTGATGACCTATGGGGCCACGGGGCATGAGGGGCATGGGACACGGCAGACAGCGAACTAACTGGAACTCCAGCAACAGAGGTTCACGACTGCCGGATGACTGGCCCGAGCGCAGGGCCAAGGTGCGCGGACGGGCTCATGGTCTGTGCCAAGCGAAACAGCATGTTCCCGAATGCGATGGAATCGGCACTGACTGCGACCACATCATCGCCGGCGACGACCACAGCCTTGACAACTTGCAATGGCTGTCGCATCCTTGTCATAAAGCGAAAACGGAGCGTGAGAACGCAGAGAGGAACGCCAAGCGCAAGCGAATGCGAAAACATCCGGAGGAACGTTTCCCCGGCCTGCTCGACTGACCCAAGCGGGGTGGGAGGGGACTCCCCCGGCTTGCCGGTAAAACCGCCGGATAGCACCTCCGGTCATGCATGCGCCCAGAACGCCCGTTTTTCGCGATATCTCATTTTTATCGGAACCTTCCCTGCTGTACCGTTCTTGGCGGCTTTATTCGCCGTATGGAGCCAAGTGGCGTTTTCGCGCGGCTCGGACAGGCTGGTCGGCGCTCGTTTTTTTATGTGATGTCACGATATTGAAGAATCGTTGATATTGCACTGTTTTGTTGTTTTATTAGCGTTGTCACGATATAATTAAAGCGTGACACGATGTGAATTTTGCGACAAGGAACTCCCCGAAGCCCAGAGACGGGGACGCAAGCGCCGGTTCTGCGACGACCGGTGCCGCCAAGCCGCGCACAGGGCCGGAGGGCAAATGCCCGTACCTCCCGCGATGGCGATGGCCGACCGCTGGATGCACTGGCGCAGAATCACCCGCGGCGACGGCACATCGAAACTGCCGGTCACCGTCGACGGCTCCCCCGCATCCAGCACCGACATGTCCACATGGGCCGCGCTTCCCCAGGCGGAATCCTCCGATGTCGGCGAAGGTCTCGGATTCGCGCTCGGCGACGGATTCGCATGCATCGACCTCGATCACTGCTATGACGAGCGCAACCATCTGACCCCGTGGGCGAAGATGCTGATAGCCCCCGTGGCCGATTCCACATGGATCGAAATCAGCCCGTCCGGAAACGGACTGCACATCTGGGGGCGCTGCGGCGAGCGAACCGGACTGAAGGTCCGCAACGACCTCGGCATGAACATCGAGGCCTACAGCCAAGGCCGTTACATGACCTACACGGGGCACAGGTTCCGCAAAAGTCCCGCGAAACTCGCCGATCTCACATTCCTGTTCGACGTGATCGCACATCTCGCCTGACCCGCAGAAAGGAGGCGCACGTTGCCAAGACCAAGAAAAACGTCCGGGCACCGCATGCCCTCCGGACTCATGAAGGACGGCAAGGGGCAGACCCTGTGGCGCGACCTGACCGGCAAATGGGAGTTCACGGAATCCGAATACCGGATGCTGGAGAACGCCTGCTACACCGCCGACCGCATCGTCAAGGAACGCCGCGCCATCGGCGACGACCTGACCGTCTCCGGCAGCCAGGGACAGATCGTCGCGCACCCGCTGCTCGCGCAACTCAGGCTCGACGAGGAGCACCTCGCCAAAACGCTCTCCCGCATCGTCATGCCGGAACCCGACGAGAAGGAAAACGCCGCCACCGATGAGGGCGACAGGTCTGCCAGGATGCGCGACGCGGCCCAATCACGGTGGGGAAAGGCATACGGTGGATGATGGCGAGGCTGCTGACCAATCGATCCGCAGCCTACATCCCCTCCCATCAAGCCGAATACCGGGAAATCATCGACTGGTACCGCAACGCGCTGGCCAACGAACCCGCACGCGACTGGAACACCAACCCGGTCACCATCGGGCCCACATGGAAGCACGACGGCGACGGCTGGGTTTTGCCCGATCTCACTTTGGGTTGGAACTTCCTGGCTTGGAGCGGCCGCTGGCTGCGCAACGCCAAACAGCGCGCCCCATGGAAGTGGACGCTCGAACAGGCGCGTTTCTGGCTGTGGTTCTACAGTCTGGACGAACATGGCGTGCCCGTCCACGATAACGCGGTGCTGCAGCGGCTCAAGGGTTGGGGCAAAGACCCGATGGCGGCCGGCGGTGCCGTCGCCAGCTGCTTCGCCGACCTGACCTTCGACCGGTTCGACCATAACGGCGATCCGGTCGGCCGCGAGGAACCGAACGCCTGGGTGCAGGTGTGCGCAGTCTCGCAGGAACAGACGAAGAACACGATGAAACTGCTGCCCGGCCTCATCCCCGCCGAAACCCGGCGCAGGTACGGCATACAGCTCGGCAAACTCAACATGTACGCGCTCGGGGACAGCCGCCAGATAGAGGCCGTCACCTCAAGCCCGCTCGCATTGGAGGGCGGACGTCCCACGTTCCTGATCCGCAACGAGACGCAGAACTGGAATTCCAGCAACGGCGGCCACGACATGGACGGCGTGCTGTCCGGCAACGCGGCGAAGTCCGAGGAATCGGTGAACGTGAAGATGCTCGACATCTGCAACGCTTACCGAGACGGCGAGGACAGCGTCGCCCAAAGGGTGCGCGAGGCATGGGAGGGCACGCAGGGCGACCCGAACAGCAACGATCAGGGTCTGCGGCCGAAATACATGGATTACGGTCTGCTCTATGACAGCATCGAAGCCGCGCCGGACACCCCCATGACGGTGGACATGATTCCGAAGGTCATCGAGGACGTGCGCGGAGATTCCACGTGGCTGACCACATCGAAGATCGTCAAGACCATCATCGACCCGAAGAATCCGGTCTCCGAAAGCCGACGCAAATGGTACAACCAGTGCGAGGCCCCGGAAGACGCCTACGTCACCAGCCAGGAATGGGATGCCAACGAGCATCCCGAGCTCAAGCTGGAGGCCGGCGAGGAGATCACGATGTTCCTCGACTGCTCACTGACCGACGATGCCACCGCCTTGGTGGCCTGCAGGGTCAGCGACGGTTTCACGAAGCCGCTCGGCCTATGGAAAAGGCCGCCCGGCAAACGCGGCGAAACATGGAAGGTGCCACGCGAAAGCGTGGATGACACCGTGCGAGAAGCCATGCGCATCTACCGGGTGGTCGCCTTTTGGGGAGACCCCAGCCACGTGCTGGACGACGAGACCGGCCTGCACTATTGGGATCCCCTGTTCGATGCCTGGCATCGCGAATACGGGCGACGATTGAAGCTCTGGGCGCGGCCCGAGGGCCGTGACAGGCACAGCATCATGTTCGACATGGTTCGCCTCGACGTGCAGAAAAGGTTCGTCACCTATGTGGACCAGGCGTACACGGCGATCTGCGACAAGGATTTCCCCCATGACGGTGACGCGAGATTGCGTTCCCACATGCTCAACGCGCGCCGCCAGCCCACGAAGGCGGGCATGAGTATCGCCAAGGAGGGGCGCGAGTCCCAACGGAAGATAGATCTCGCGTTCTGCGCCATTGCCGCGCGCGGCATGCGACGCGAATATTTGAACAACCGGAAGAAAGGCGGTGGACAGGTATGGTGACCACCGGTTACGCGGATGAGAAATCGGCCGCGAAAGCATTGCGGGAGCTGCTGCTGCCCGCCTACGGGGAGGAGATCACCCGTTTGAACCGCATCGACCGCTGGTGGCGGTGGAATCCGAAACCGATCCGCCTGCGCAGAGCCACCCCCGAGCATCGCATGCTTAGGGATATGGGTCATACGCCATGGCTGAGGCTTGTGGTGACCACAATCTCCCAGACCCTCTACTTGGAGGGTGTGGATATTCCCGGCAAGCAGGACACGGATTCGGCCCGCCTGTTCTGGCATCCATGGGTGGCCAGCCGCATGGGCCGCCGCCAGGTCGCCTTGCATAAGGCGGCCATCGCCTACGGTTGCGCGTATGCGACCGTGCGCGCCGTGGAATCCCCGGAAGGCGGCGTAAGGGCCGGAATCGACTGCTGGTCGCCGCGCGAAAGCATCGCCCTATATGACGATCCGGCACGCGACACATATCCGCAGGTGTTCATGCGTCGCCGGCGACTGTCCGACACCGTGGACTCATACGAGCTATGGGATGCATGGAACGTATGGCAGTGGAGACGCGAGCAAGGTGTCTACGAGTTCGTGGACTGCACGCCGCATCTGGCGACCGATTCCTACGGGCAACCGGTCTGTCCGGTCATCCGATACACGAACGACCTCGACCTGCAGGGAAGGGCACCCGGCGAGGTCGAACCGTTCATCCCCCTTGCCAACCGATTGAACAAGGATAATTACGACCGGCTTCTGGCCCAACACTACAATTCGTGGAAAGTACGCACCGTCACCGGTCTGGACATGACCGAATTGTCGGACGAGCAGCGGGCTGACCGGAAAGCCAAGCTCAGCCAGGAGGATATTCTCGCCGGCGGCGAGGGTGTCCAGTTCGGCACGCTCCCGGAAACCGCGCTGTCCAGCCTCATCGAGGCGAAACAAGCCGATGTGGAGGAACTCGCCGCGGTCAGCCAGACCCCGACCACCGCGTTCGGCAAAATGGTCAACGTGGGCGATGCCGGCATAGCCGAAAGCCGCGCCGGTTTCTACGCGAAACGCGATGAACGGCAGAAAAGCTTCGGCGTCAGCCACATGGACGTGCTTCGCTTGGCCGCTGGCATCGAAGGCCGCATGGACGATGCGCGCAATTTCGACCTGACCCCATTGTGGGAGGATACGGACGTGCGCACCATCAACCAGGCGGTCGATGCCTTGGGCAAGGCCGCTCAGATGCTCGGCGCGCCCAAGGAGCAATTGTGGGACATGATTCCGGGCGTATCCAAGTCGCGCGCCGACTCATGGCGCGAATGGGTGGAGAACCATCCGGACGCGGACACGCTCGCCGCGCAGGCGTATCAGGCGCAGCTCGAACCGGCGGTCGATGATGGCGCGAACCAATGACGGTGCCATGCTCACCGACAAGCACCGGCGTGCGCAGGTCAGGCTCGCCATCACCGCCGACAGCCAGGCCCGCCGCATCTGGGACTCCACGCTTGACCCGAACGATCTGAAACGCACGCAGCCGATATGGAAGAACGCCATCCTCCAACTGCTGCAGACTTGGTGGCGGATCAGCGCCCGGACCGCGAACGAGTACCTGCCCCGATTCCGGGAGGCCGAGACCGGCGACGGCGGCTTCGAGACCGCCATGCCGCGTTTCGATCGCAAACAGGCTGCAAGAAGCATCGACTGGACCGGCGCCACGAACGTGCTCTGGCACATCGCGCGCGGAGAGACCCAGGAGGCAGCCTACGTGGCGGCGCGAAGCCTGTTCCTCGGAATATTCCACGAGGCCGTGCTCACCGGCGGACGCACCACGATAGAAAACTGGGCCAAGAAGGATACGAGAGCCGTGGGCTGGCGGCGAGTCTCCGACGGGAATCCATGCGCGTTCTGCGCGATGCTGGCCACCAGGGGACCCGTCTACACGAGTGCCGAAAAAGCCGGATTGCGCGCGTCCGACGGACACAAATACCACCCGCATTGCGGGTGCACCGTCGAAATCGTGTACGGGGACTGGAAGCCCACCGAAAAGGAACAGCAGTGGATCGACGAATACTACAAGGCCGCCGAAAGCCTGCCCTCCAAAACTCCGCGCACCGCCGAGACCGTGCTTCCGCTCCTGCGCCGCAACGGAACCTTCCGTGACAGTTCGACCATAAGAAGCACTCCGGAGTTCCTTGCGGCCAGACGCGCCCAACGCAAAGCGGCCAATAGCCCGGCCGTCAACAACGTACGGACATTGTCGACAGGCAAAACCGCCGTGCGGCATTCCGACGGATATTGGGTCGAAACCGGTGCGAATCCGTCCGCCGCCGAAAGAACGGTCGCCAAACAGATGACGGACCTCGGACATGATGTCACATTCCGCAAGCCCGTCGACGAGCAGCATGTCAAGACGCCTGACTTCTTCATCGACGGAGACACCTGGGAACTGAAAACCCTCCACGGAAGCGGCAAGAACACCGTGCTCAACGCTCTTCGCAAAGCGAAGAGCCAGAGTCCGCGCATCATTCTCGACATCACCGACTGCCCGAAACCGATGGAACAGATTGTGGATGATTGCATGAGCAAACTCCAAAGGCCGAACAACAGGATCAGAGAGATCATCCTGTTCAAGGACGGGGCCATCGAACGGCGTCTCAAAGGGTATACTAAGAGTTAGAAGGCCGGTGCCTTCCACCCTTTAAACCTTTTGGTCTGGTGGAAGGTTCCCGGCCTTTCACCTTTCCACACATAACATCCAAGCCACCGTGAAGTTCATGGTGGCTTTTCTTATGCCCGCAAGCCGGGCGGAAAGGAAACCATCATGGCAGACGACACCGAAGACCAGGTCAAGGAGCCAGATACCGGCGCTGCCGGAAACGAGCCGAACCAGCCTACAGGCGATTCGGGCCAAAAGCCGCCATGGGAGCGCGCCGGTGAGGAGTTCAGCCCGGAGAAGGCGTGGAAACTCATCGAAAACCTGCGCGCCGACAACACGAAGCTCAAGGAGTCCAACGACTCCAACAGCGCGAAACTGCGCGAGATCGAGGACGCGAAACTCACCGAACAGGAGAAGCTGCAGCGTGACCTCAAGGAGGCGCAGGAACAGCTCGCCACGGTCAATCAGGCCAAGGCATGGGCCGAGGCCCGCGCCAAATACCCACAATTGACCGAACAGGATTTTGACCTCATCGGAGGAGGCACCCCCGAGGAGATCGCAGCAAAGGCCGCAAAGCTTGCGGCACGCATCCCCGCACAGGAGGCGGGCGACGCCAAGAACATCAACCCCGTGATCCGCGCCAACCCGTCAGGCGGCTCCGACCCGCTCCATACGGAGTCGAAGGACTGGCTGCGCGACGTGATCACAGACAAGTAAGGAACCTATCATGGCAGACAACTTCAACAACACCATCGGCCGCACCGACCTGGGCGCGAGCCTCATCCCCGACGAGGTCTCCCAGGAGATCATCCAGACCGTTCCGGAATCCTCCGTTCTCCTGACCCGAGCCAAGCGCATGCGCATGAGCTCCAAGAAGAAGACGCAGCCCGTGCTCGCATCCCTGCCCGAAGCCTACTGGGTACAGGAAGGCGCACTCAAGCAGACCACGAAGACCGGCTGGGAGGACGTGAACATCACCGCCGAGGAGATGGCCGTCATCGTGCCCATCCCCGATTCCGTGGTCGATGACGCGAAGATCAACCTGTGGGACACCATCAAGCCGCTCATCGCGGAAGCGTTCGGCAAGAAGATCGACGAAGCCGGCATCTTCGGCGTGGACAAGCCCGCCACCTGGGGCCTCGACATCCTCGCCGGCGCCGCCGCCGCCGGCACGAACATTGCGCAGGGTACCGGCGTCGACCTCGCGCAGGATGTCGCCAAGCTCGGCGAGAACCTGAGCAAGAAAGGCTACGCGGTCAACGGCTTCGCCAGCCAGCCCGGACTCAACTGGCAGCTCGTCGGCCTTCGCGACGCGAACGGCCAGCCGGTCTACACTCCCAGCCTGACGCAGGGTGCCCCCTCCAACCTGTACGGCTACCCGCTCAACGAGGTCAAGAACGGCGCATGGGATGCTACCAAGGCGGTATTGCTCGCCGCCGATTGGAGCAAGTTCGTGGTCGGCATCCGACAGGACATGACCTACCAGCTGTTCGACCAGGGCGTCATCAGCAACGCGGACGGCAAGGTTCTCTACAACCTCATGCAGCAGGACGCCAAGGCTCTGCGCGTGGTCATGCGCGTCGGCTTCCAGGTCGCCAACCCGATTACCCGAGTCGCGGCAAAGGGCACCCAGTATCCGGCGGGCTTCATCACCCCGAAGGCGAGCAAGTGATGGCCAAGCAGATACGATTCATCTCCCAGCCCGCCATCATCGACGGACAGGACGTGGCCGAGGTCGCCGCATTCGACGCGACGGGTCACCCGCTCACCGTCGGATCGGCCCCTGCAGCCGGTTCGGTCACGAACGGAATGCTTGCAGGCGGCATCACCAAGGACAAGCTGGCCGAAGGCGTCATTCCCCCCGCCTATTCACTTCCCGCCGCCAGCGCAAACGCGCTGGGCGGCGTGAAGAAGGCCGCGACCGTGGCCGCAGTCGCTTCCGCCGATGCCAACCCCGCTGCGGGTGAAGCGCCCACCAAGGCGGAGTTCGACGCCGTGGTGACCGAACTGAATGAAACGAAGAAGCAGCTGAACGCCGCACTCGTTTCGCTCAAGGCGGCTGGAATCATCGCCTAGAAGGGATCGTTATGGCGGACAAGGTCAGAATGCCGGCTTTCGCCGAGGTCGCCGATCTCGCCGAATGGCTCGGGGAAAACATTCCCGAAAAATCGGCCGACTGGAAGCGCGCGGAACGCTGCCTGAGGGCCGCGTCCAATCGAATCCGCCGGTACACGAAACGCAGTTGGGTCGACGAATCCAACAACCTCGTGGATTCGCTGCCGGAGGACATCGAGGATGTGACACTTGCCTGCGCCGGGCGGTTCTATTCGAATCCGGAAGGCGAGACCTCATGGTCGCGGCAGATTGACGATGGCATGGACGGTGGCAGCAGGAAGGTCGACGAGGCAGGCCTGTATCTGACCGCCAGCGAAATGCAGACATTGGACGATCTGATTGCCGACCAGTCGCCGCTCATCGGCGGCTTGGGTGTCATCTCCACTACAAGGGATGAGCATGCCAGTCTCGACATGCTTCCTGGCTGGTTCGACGATGACAATGACAATCCAGGCTTCCTGAACGCGAGGCTGAGCCAGTGAGCGTACCGCGATTCAAAACCGCCAGCCTTGAACGGCTGCGCTCATATGCCAATAGCCTCATGTTCGACCAGTGTCGTGTCCTCCACATGGGCAAACCGGTCACCGACCCCGAAACGGGACTGGTGGAACCGGCCGTGAAAACCGTGTATGAGGGCAAGTGCAAGGTGCAGACCTCCGGCGGCTTGGCCGCCGAGAACACGGAGGGCGGCATCGTCGAAGCCCTCGGCGCCGTCACTCCCGTGTGGAGCATGTACGTGCACTTCCCCTACGGCACCACGGGATTGTTGCCGGGCGACGTGTGCGAGATAACCGAAGCCAATGACCCGAACCTCAAGGGCAGGAAGCTCCGGTTGTTGAACATGCAGTCGGAGAAGTCGCATGCGACCGCATGCCGGTGGAACGTGAAGGAGGTGGGCAACAGCAATGAGTGACGTGACAATCGACGCTTCGGAGCTGACCGCCTTCGGACGCAGAATCGCCGCCGCTCACGCGATGGCCGGGGTCAGTATCGCCAAGGCCGTGAAGAAGGGGGCTCAGGTCGTCAAGGAGAAAACCCAAAGCGACCTGAATTCCAGCAGCAACGGCGGATTGCACGTTGTTCGTGTGAGATACGAGTTGGGAACCACCGGCTCGCAGATATACGCGGACATAGGCCCCGAAGATTCCGGCAAAACCCGCAAACACGGGCACACGGGCCCCACCGTCGCCGCGATCGCCTTCTACGGCACCGCGCGAGGCGGCGGAACGCACAAGCCCCCCGAGCATTACGCCGAAGAAGAATTGCCCACGCTCGCCGAATACGTGGCCGATGCCGCCGACGACATGCTGATAGGAGCCATCGGATTATGAGCGTCATGGACCTGACCAATGCGGGTCTCGACCTGCTGCCCCCCCTGCCGTCCGGCGGGAAGGTCTACCGGCAGGGGGGGGCGGTGGGGGCGGGGGGGGCCGCGGGGGGCAA